ACTGCATTTGCAGATGATGTTCTGCCGGTGAATCGTGAGATATGCTCATAAGGGGCTCTGGTAATACGGAGATTTGGAAATTGGTTGTACGAATGGAGGGTTAATAACACGGAAATTGCCGCTTTTGTGCTGAACAGCGTCGGAATCCGTCCGGGGATGCCGGGAGGGTGATGGGAGGTTATAGTAGATTTCTATTCTTCATAAACAGGTAATATAATAATATATGAATAATAGAATACTATAATAGAAAAGAAAGAGAAAACGGCATAACCCGGGCTATCCCCCTAACCCTCCGGATGAAAAACCATAAAACTACCTGCGGGATACTCGCCATGGATGGCGAATAATCGTTTCGGAGATTTCCGGTGTCATAACACCGGAGAAAACCATAGAATCGTTGTAACCCTTCCTGAAAGATACCGGCCGTACCCAGATGTCCACAGCTCCCCAGTGAACATCTGTCCATTTTTCCGTTATTACAGCGAAGAAGGACAACCGTTCGTCAAAGAAAATAGGATCACACAAACTCACTGCAGCCGGTGAGTTATTTTTATGTGCCGACGGCAGATCAGTCGGAGAAAGTGAGAAAAAATGACGAAAAACACCAGGAAAGAGAACTTTACAGATAATGTCCCTGTGCCTGACATCCCTACAACATCTGACATTCCCGCAGCCGGAAAGTCTGTCCAAAAACCTGTAAAAGTAAGCAAATCCGTAAGGGAACTGATCCCCATGAACGAGTTTGGCATGATGGCTGCCAAAGACAGGGTTGTCCGGGTGGACAGCAGAATGGTTGCAGATGCTTTTGAGAAAAACCACTTTGATGTGCTTAGAAGTATTGCTAGAATCATAGGCAGTGAATCTGGGTATACAAAGGATTTTACTGAACGCAATTTTGCTGTCAGTAAATACGTTGATCAGACCGGTCGGAATCTCCCTTGTTATCTTTTAACAAGAGACGGCTTTTTTGCTCTGGCTATGGGATTCACCGGAAAGAAAGCAAATGCATTCAAGGAACGCTATATCCAATTGTTCAATGAAATGGAAGAACAGCTCCTGACACTTCAGAATCTGAGTGACAACTATCCGGCACTGATGGAAGCTATCAGGGAAACCCGTGAAAATGTCAGGCCTTACGATTACAGCAATGAAGCGGATATGCTGAACCGTATCGTTCTCGGAATGACTGCAAAGCAGTACCGGGAAACACATGGAATCCCGCAGGGGGAACCGATCCGTCCGCATATGACACCGCAGGAAGCTGACCTGATGGAATATCTGCAGACAGTGGATGTTGGTTTCCAGTATGCAGTCCCGGTGTATCATGATAGAAAACAGGCTCTGGAAGCTCTGGCCTGTCAGTGGCGTAAGCAGAAGGAATCTGTGTTGATCGATTCCGAAACAGCGGATGCATCCCTGACAGCATGAATCAAATCATGACTGTGTTTTTGATTCCTCACCAACGTTTGATTTCGTTTGAAAAAACACTAAAAATCAAACAGAACATGGTATTTCTTGTATAATGTCAGAAAATGGTAATACGTACTTTCTGTGATACCATTTCCTGACAGTACACTAAAAATCGTATTATGAACCAACTGTTAAATGCAGTTAAGGATACTTGACTGCATTGTGCAATACGGCTGTTCTGGCATCACAATACAGTATTGTTTCTGTGCGCCATGCACAACGCCAACACCCGGAAGGGGACGGTCACATCTCATGGTGTGAAACCACCCAGACCGGCGTCCCCTGCTGTACGTAAAAATCCGATTTCAAACGACCTGATAGGAAAACATCGGAAAACCAAAAAATTCGGGCAGCTTTCCCTGACAGCTCGTTGATACAGCATCCTCCATCGGGCAGTATGCGGATTTCGGCGGTATACTGCAGGCTGTTGTTCATATGTGGATCAAAGAGAAATCAATTGATATTCAAAAACAATCAAACAAAATCAAAGAAATCAAACGCCATTGGATATACATGGTAAAAATCAACCCCAAGGCACCTGCCGTCATACCGGCGGCGGAAAGGATTACAAAATGGCAAAAGACGGAACCAACAGAGGCGGCAGACGTGCAGGCGCAGGCCGCAGGAAAAAGCCGCTGGCGGACAAGCTGCAGGAAGGACGGAAAGCTTCTGTGCTGACGATGCCTGATCTTCCCGAAGACATTCCCATGCCGCCGATCAGGGCATTTATGACCGAAGAACAGCGCATGGGAGAACTGCATGCCGATGAAATCTACACCGAAACCTGGGACTGGCTGAAAGCAAGAAACTGCGCCCATCTGATCAATCCGATCCTCCTGCAGGAATACGCCATGGCAACGGCACGCTGGATTCAGATCGAAGGTGTAACCAGCCAGTACGGCTTTATCAGCAAGCACCCGACAACCGGGATGCCGTCTCAGAGTCCGTTTGTGGCAGAGGCACAGAGTTATCTGAAACTGTCCAATACCCTGTGGCTGCAGATCGACCAGATCGTGAAGGAAAACTGTGCGGAATCCTATCGAGGGAGTCCCCATGAGGATTTGCTGGAATCCCTGCTTGATGGGTAATACTCTCCCAGTGATAAATCCAGCCATCGAAAAACTGATGTACAACATTGAAGGAGATGATGAAGCAATCAATATGTCTGAAACCAATAGTTACACCCCGACAAAATTCATGCTGCCGACCTCCCATTACGACAAAGCCAAGGCCGATCGTGCCGTAAATTTCATCCAGTCCATGAAGCACACGAAAGGTGCGTTCTACAACAAGCCTTTTCTTCTGCTCCCCTGGCAGGAAACCATCATCCGGGACTTGTTCGGTGTGGTCAGGGAAGACGGGATGCGGCAGTTCAAGCAGACCACCATTTTCTGTCCGAAAAAACAGGGAAAAACAGAACTTGCCGCCGCCGTTGCGCTGTACCTTCTCTGTGCCGATCATGAGCAGCGTGCCGAGATTTACGGTGCCGCAGCGGACAGACAGATGGCTTCGCTGGTGTTCCATGTGGCGGCAGACATGATCCGGCTGTCACCTGCACTGCAGAAGCGGTGCAAGATTCTCGATTCCCGCAAGCGTATTCTGTACACGCCCACCAACAGCTTTTATCAGGTATTATCCTCCGAAGCAGACCGGGCGCACGGCGTATCCGCACATGGCGTCATTGTGGACGAGATTCATGTGCAGAAGAATCCCGATCTGTACAATGTCCTGACCAAGGGTTCCGGCGACGCCAGGAGACAGCCGCTCCAGTTCATCATCAGTACCGCAGGGGACAACATTCACAGCATCGGGTATGAATTGTGCCAAAAAGCCAAAGACCTGCTGGAAAGACGCAAAACCGATCCCACGATCTATCCGGTAGTCTATGCCGCCGATCCGGAGGATGACTGGCGATCTCCCGAGACATGGCGAAAGTGCAATCCTTCCATGGGAATTACATTCCCGGAATCCGTTATGCGGGAAGCCTGCGAATCGGCGATACAGAATCCGAGTGAAGAGAACGTATTCAAAACGCTTCGTCTCAACATCTGGGTACATCAGGCCGTACGATGGATGCCCATGGCAAAGTGGGATCTGTGCGATACCCCGGTGGATGCGGAACGGCTGAAAGGCCGCACCTGTTATGCCGGACTGGACTTATCCTCCACACAGGATCTGACGGCACTGGTACTGGTATTCCCGCCGAGTTTACCGGATGAGCCGTATCATATCCTGCCCTTTGCATGGATACCGGAGGAAACGATCGACCAGCGTTCCCGAAAGGATCATGTCAACTATGACCTGTGGAAGAAGCAGGGGTACATCCTGTCCACGGAGGGAAACGTGGTGGACTATGAAGCCATCGAAGCCAGGATACTGGAACTGCGGGAGCATTACGACATCCGGGAGATCGCCTATGACCGCTGGAATGCCCAGATGCTGATACAGCATCTCAGTGATGCAGGGATGACGGTAGTTCCTTTCGGACAGGGATTTGTCTCCATGTCGCCGCCGACCAAAGAGCTGATGCGGCTGACGCTGGAAGAAAAGCTGGCACACGGTGGACACCCGGTCCTGCGGTGGTGCATGGACAATGTGGTGGTGCAGACCGACCCTGCGGGAAACATCAAGATCAGCAAGGCGAAAGCAACGGAAAAAGTTGACCTTGCTGTAGCGCTGGTAATGGCACTGGATCGTGCGATCCGCAATGAGAATACGCAGACAAGCTCCGTTTATGAAGAACGAGGGCTTCTTTTTGTTTAAGGGAAGTGTTACTACAAAATCTGTGTAAACCACAAGGCTTATCGTTGAAAGGGGGATTTATGTGATCCTGTGACTGCAGTTTCTATGTGACCACAGCTCTTGCGTAAAGAGTATATTTGCTCCATCCATTGGAGCGGAAAGGAGAAGAAGAATTGAATCTGTTTCAAAGCA